ATCCTATCAATTTTGGGCACAGGAGATTGCATAATGACACAAAGATGGTTTGATATTAATAATAATTCTCATGATTTTCCAGATGAATGGATCAAGAATGATGATCCAAAATGGAAAGATGAATATCTTGTACCTCTCTCAATGGCAAGACGAATTATGTATCCAAGTATTGGTGATCAATTAGATGCTTTATTTCATGCTGGAATGTTTCCTGCTGATATGGCAGCTAAGATACAAGCAGTAAAAGACAAATATCCTAAATAAAGGAATAACAAATGTTTAAATCTAAAACAATCTGGTTCGCAATTTTTCTAGCCGTAGCTGGTATTTTAGAACAATCACAAGCAGTTATTACCCAATTTGTTGGACAACAAAATACCGGTCTAGTAATGCTTGTTATTTCAATTGTCGTCGCAATTCTTAGAATAGTCACAACTCAACCATTAAACGCAAAATAATATCTTTTTTTTCTTAAAAACCCTCGCCTGTCGAGGGTTTTTTATTGTCAAAGTCAAATAATACTTTGACTAAATAGAGAATAATCGAAAATAGGAGTTTATCTTGGCTGGCTATGTAGAATTAATACTTGAACAAGCTGCAACATTCAATACTACCGTGAATGTTAATGGTGCCGATGGATCAACCGTTAATTTAGCAAATCATTATGCTAATTCACAGATAAGAAAATCATATTATTCTACCACAGCATATGATCTAGATGCGGCAATCACAGATGCTTATGATGGAGTAATAACTTTGTCCATGACAGCAGCTAACACTTCTAATTTACGTCCGGGTAGATATGTTTTTGATTTAACAACAACAGATGCAAATAATGTGGTAACAAGAGTTGTAGAAGGTATTGTAACAGTTACACCAGGAGTTACAAAATAATGAATGTGGTAGTTAATACAAACACTTCTCAAACTGTTTCTCTCAAACAATCAGGTGGTATTAAAGCAACGGTATCGACTGTTGCAAAACCTATTGTTTCGCTTACAGAATTAAGTGATGTGACTATAGGTACACCAAATGATCATGATATATTAATGTACGATGCAGGAACCGGAAAATTTCAACCAAGATCCGGACAAGGTCTTGTTACAGTTGATAATGTAAATGGCGGCTCATTCTAAGGAAAAATAATGGCTAATACAGTAATTCAATTAAAATGGTCAGAAACAACATCTATACCACCTTCCCTCAATGTTGCTGAACCAGCATATTCTAATAATTCAAACAAATTATATATTGGTTTATCAGATAACCAAGTAATAGCTATTGGTGGAAAATACTATACAGACATTGTTGATGCTGCCACAAATTCTAATACAGCAACAACAATAGTAAAACGTGATGTAAATGGTGCATTTTATGGAAGATTGTTTGGTATCGCTAATAATGCTAATCAATGGACAACAGCACGAACAATAGGTGTTTCTGGTGATGCAACCGGTACCGTTTCCGTTGATGGTTCTGCTGATGCTAATATTCCATTAACTCTTTCAAATTCTGGTGTATCGGCAGGAACATATGGTGGTGCAACACAAGTACCTACATTTGCTGTAGATGCAAAAGGTAGAATCACTTCAGCATCCAATGTTGCAATTTCAACAACATTGAATTTTGCCAACTCAACAGTTAGTGGTTCTCTTTCATTAGCAACAGACACATTAACTGTTAAAGGTGGTTCAGGTATTACATCAACAGTATATGATGCAAACAATACTTTTGTTCTTGATGTTGATAATACAGTTATCCGTACAACAGGTAATCAAACAATTACTGGTGATCTTGGCATTACAGGTAATTTAACACTTACTGGTAATACAACTCTTATTAATGTATCAACACTTCAAGTTAATGATCCATTAATTTATCTAGGTGAGAATAATTATTCCTCAGATTTAGTTGATATAGGTTTTGCTGGTAATTATTATGATGGTGCAACACAAAGACATGCTGGTATTTTCAGAAAACACGGTTCTAATACATTTTATGCATTTACACAATATACACCAGAACCTAATACAACCAATATTATTGATACAACAGATCCAAGCTTTATGGTTGGTACTCTTGTTGCTAATATTACAAGTGCTAATGTTTCAGGTTTATTGAATCCTATTGCGGTTGCAGATGGTGGTACTGGAGCAGCAACATTTAGCTCAGGTAGAATTCTTGTTGGAAATGGAACAGGTGCATTAAAATCATTAGCTAATACAGGCACAGCAGGAACTTATGGTAATGCTGCTTATGTACCGGTTGTAACGACGGATGCTTATGGTCGTGTTTCTGGAGTTACAAATACAGCTATTGCTGTTGATGCTTCTGCTATTACTTCAGGTACATTGCCAATCGCTCGCGGTGGTACAAATCAAACAAGCTATACAACTGGAGCTATGCTTCAGTTTAATGGAACATCGATTACATCATTAGCTAATACTGGTAGTGCTGGAAGTTATGGTTCAGCAAGTTATATTCCAGTAATTACAACTGATGCTTATGGAAGAATTTCAAGTGTAAGCAATACCGCTGTTTCTATTGATGCATCTGCTATTAGTTCAGGTACTTTAGGTGTATCAAGAGGTGGTACAGGAGCATCATCATTTACCGCAAATGGTGTTATCTATGGTGGATTAACATCAACAAGTGCTTTATTATCTGTTGCATCATCGACAGAAGGTCATGTATTACAAATTAGTTCATCTGGAATACCTACATTTGGTTTCTTGAATGGCGGAAGTTTTTAATTATGAAAGGAATATATAATGGACGTGCAATTTTTAAATTCATACAATGAAGTATTATTTGATAACTTTGTATCGGTACTAAAACAGAATCTTTTATTTCAAACTAATATAAAAATTCTTGAGGAAAAAATAAAAGTAATTCCTGAGTACGAAAAAAGAATTAAGGAATTAGAAAATTCTTCAACAAGTATTGGTATTTTAGAGGCTGAGATTAGAACGAGGGATGAGCAGATTAGATCAAAGGATGAGCAGATTAGTAAATTTCATTCTAGTGATGCTGAAAAATATCGTCTCCAGAATTCTGTAAATGAATTGTCGCGTGAAAATGCTGATTTAAAAGAACAGTTAAATAAGAAGCAATCAAGAAAAAAACCAACACCAAATAATGACGTTGTGAAGATTCTATCGGAAGAAAATAAAATAGAGTCTAACGGCGGAACATTTTAATGGCAAACACAACAATTGTTTTACGTTCTTCTGGAACTACAACTAGCACACCTTCTCTTGGAGTTATAGCTAATGGTGAATTAGCTATAAATTATGCTGATGGTATAATTTATTATAAAACATCAAGCAATTCATTAGGCTCAATTAGAACAACACAACCTGCTGGTTTGACAACAGAAGTTCAGTTTAATGATTCTGGATCATTTGGATCCAACTCTAATTTTACATATAATAAGACAACAAAAACACTTACAGTATCAGGTAATGTTGTTGTTGGTACTACAGATATTGTGCCGACATTAACGGCAGCCTACAATCAAGCAAATACTGATGTTACTAATGTTTCTGTTTCTGCTGGAACTTATGGTAATGCAACTATAGTTCCTGTTGTTACTGTTGCAGCTAATGGTAGAATAACTGCTATTAGTAATGTGACTATAACAACATCTGGTGGTGGTGGAGCAAGTGTTTCGGTTAGTGATAGTCCTCCTGGTTCTCCAACGGCTAATAGTTTATGGTGGCAGAGTAATACAGGTGTTTTAAAGATTTATTATAATGATGGTGATAGTTCACAATGGGTTGATGCTGTTCCTGCACCAACAATAAATGCTAGTTTGATTACAACCGGTGTGTTGCCAGTTGCTAGTGGTGGAACCGGTGCTAATACTTTAAGTGGTATTAGTAGTGATGCTCTTGCTTTTGCTACAATAATGTCATAGGATAGAATATGGCAATTAATTTTCCCAATTCACCAATATTAAATCAAACTTATAGTTCTGGTAATACCACATATACTTGGAACGGTACTTCTTGGACAACTTATACGAGTTATACCTCAACTGTAGGTTCATCATCACAATATACTAATCAATATACTTTAACTGGATACACAACAAGTAATACAGAAACGGAAATATTTATTAATGGGGTTGCAAATAGTAGAATATCGGTAACATCAAATACAGGAAATCACTATACTGTTGATTTTACTGCAAAAAGTAATACTTTTGGAGATTTTGCTGCATTTCAGATTAAAGGTGTTGTTGCAAATAGTTCTGGAACCGTTGCTGATAAAGGTTCATTATATGAAAATATTGTAGTTAGAACAGATTCAACATGGTTAGTAGATACGAGAGCTGATAATACAAACAAATCATTAAATATCTATGTACAAGGTGCAAATAGCAAGAATGTATCATGGAAAGCTATCGTGACGACTATGGAGGTATAAAATGGCTAGAAGGACAAGAGGATTATTAGTAGATTCAACATTAGGTAAAGTATGGACTTCAGCGGATGATGTTGCATCAGCAAATTCTATTTCATTGATTGCTGGTACCAAATTACAATCTAAAGTATTTTCTCAGTCATCAACTACTGTTGTTAGAGCAGCAAATAATTTAGGACTAGGTACTGGAACATATTTTCCGACACAAACGCTAATAACAAGTGTTGGATTAACTTTATCGATATCAAAAAATAGAACCGCCAATATAAATATAACAGTAAAATCGAGTGCTAACACATATGCAAACGCAACATCATTAGGAACTTATACAATAACAAAAAGTAATACTACACAATCAACAGCAACATCACTATCTGTTGCTGCAGGATCATATGTATATTTTGATCTAACAACGGGTGATCCTAATGCACAAGGTTTATCAATAACACTTAATTATTACGCGAGTTAAAAATGACAGATTCAGAAATAATCAATTATCTTTCACATGAAGGTACAGTACCTGTTTATAAGTTTGAAGGATCTTTTCAAGAACTTGAAGGAATTCTTCATTCTAACGGTACTGGATTTAATACTTTAAAAGTAAGAGATGTAATTTATTTTGTTATTAATGGAAATCCGATTGATGATTTAGATGAAAGAATTCAAGTATTTTATAATGGGAATATATAATGTATGCTAAATTAGTTACAGGAAGTACACCAATTTATGCAATAAACGCAATGCGAGATATTGGTCGTTTAATAACATCAACATCGCCCTCTACCGCTAATTTATTAGCATTTAGTACATCATCTTCGTATATAATAGACGCAACGCCTGCTGGATGGACTTATGTAGGCAGTACAAATGCTAACGATAGACCAACCATTTCAGCCACAAATCCTGGTACAATGGTAAACAATAATGTATCCAATTTATGTTTTAGTGCTCCGACTTTAGCAAATTCTAGTATATTAAAGTATTGTGCGTTAACACAAGTATATACAGCACCGACAACAGTGAATTCAACTGCTGGTGCACCAGCAAATACTTTATTTGCATTAACGGGCGCACAATCAGCAAACTCAACAGGTGTTCTTACTAATGAAGGTTATAGACCGCAAACAAATACAACTGGTGCATCAAATCATCCATATGGATTATTAGCAAAAGCAAGTAGTGTTTTTCACGTTATAGCTAATCAACAACATATAACTATTATACAAGAAGCAACAGGATTTCAAGGAGTTTGGGAAACATCACAAACTGATTTACATACTGCACAAAATATAGGACCATATATTCAAGTAGGTCAAACAACAGGTTTAGCTGCCTATACTGCAAATACGGGAAGTATGACAGCATCTAGAATTTCACCTCAAACTAATCCAGCTGATAGTAATACAGGAACATGGTTAGTATTCAATATTACAAATCCTAATACTGGAATAAATTACGGAACATATGATGTAACGGAATGTTCAACCTATACTACTGGTCAACCTCTTGTTAATAATGGTCATTTAGCAATGGGTATGGCAACATTATTACACACTAATTCTTTATCAGCAACAGGTGCTGGCGTTTATAATATTGAACCAGTTTATTTTAATGTTAGCAAACATGGATATCCAACACAATTTGTAACAGGTATAGTTCCTGTTTATTATTGTAGTCCTAATATGGGTAATAGTGGTGATACTGTTAATTTGCAAGGTGATACATATACGTTTTTCAATGCGAGTATTACTGGTCTTTTGATGAAAACAAGTTAATAGGAAATATAATATGTATGCTAAATTAGTTGTTGGTAGTTTAAATATATCTGCAATGAACGCAATGAGAGATATTGGACGTTTGATAACATCTTCTGCACCTTCTACAGCTAATCTGACAATGTTTAGCACATCATCATCAATAATTGTTGATGCAACACCAGCCGGATGGACTTATGTAGGTAGTACAAATGCTAATGATCAGCCTAATATTTGTGCCACTAATACTAATTGGCAAAATAATGTACAGTCTAATTTATGTTTTAGTGCTCCTACATCAGCAAATGCTAGTGTATTAAAATATTGTGCATTAACTATACAAAAAATTGCTTATGCTGCAAATTCATCTACCGGAAACACAACATTTACACTAACTGGCGCTCAGTCAGCAAACTCAACAGGTATACTAACAAATGAGGGTTTTAGACTTTATGGCAATGATAATTCTAATATTGGTGGCTATTCTTATGGTTTATCTACAACAGCAAATAAAATATTTCATGTTATTGCGAATCAGAGACATTTAACTATTATACAAGAAGGAAATGGATTTCAAGGTGTATGGGAAACTTCTCAAACTGATTTACATACATTTCAAAATATAGCACCCTTTATACAAGTGGGACAAACAAAAGGTGCTGCTGCCGCTAATACTGGCGGCTATACACAAGGAAATATTATTCCTTTATCAAATAATGGAAGTTATGGTAATACTTGTACTTGGATTGTATTTAATATAACAGATCCTAATACCGGTACCAATTATGGAACATATGATGTTTCAGAATCAACTTATTTTAATAATGGTTGGTCTTGTATGAATGATGGTCATTTGGTTACAACCATATCAGAAAGCACCCACCAAAACTCTCTTTCTTCCGTAGGCGCACCAACATATATAATAGAACCAATATATTTTAATGTTAGCAGAAGAGGATATCCTACACAATTTGTAACCGGTATATGTCCGATATACTATTGTAGTGCTAATATGGGCAATAGCGGTGATACAGTCAATGTACTAGGCGATACATACACATTTTTTAATGCTGGTATTACCGGTCTTTTACTAAAAACAAGTTAATATGGCAGCATTAGCAAATAATATCTGTGCTTCTGATTTATCTAATTTTGGTACATATTCTACAATAGTGTCAAAAATAGGTAATGATACTGTTACAAAAACTCTTACAATAGCAACATCTGATGCTTTAATTAATCAATCTATAGTAAATCCACAATACTCATTTTCGGTAGTCTAATATGTCAACACCAACAACAAGAGATGAATTTAAAGATTATTGTCTGAGAAAACTAGGTTTTCCAGTAATTGATATCAATGTAGATGATGATCAAATAAATGATCGTATTGATGAAGCTCTTCAATATTTTGCCGATTATCACTTTGATGGCGTTGAAAAAGTATATATGAGACACCAATTAACAAGTGAAGATATTGACAGACATTGGATTTATGTTCCTACAGCGATAATAGGTATTACTTCTGTATGGCCATTTGATGATTCTAATTCAACTGTTAATATGTTTGATTTACGTTATCAATTACGTTTGCATGATTTATATGATTTTACATCAGTTTCTTATGTTCCATATGAAATTACCATGCAACATATTCGAACAATTCAACTTTTATTCACAGGAACACCACAATTTAGATATAATAGACATTTAGGTAGATTATATATTGATTTAGATTGGGCAAGATTTGTAAAAGAAGATAGTTGGATTGTTGTTGAATGTTATCGTCAATTAGAACCAGATTTAATCACATTAGATGGTACAGTTAATATATCTTCAACAAGTAATACTGTAACTGGTGTAGGCACAACATTTTATAAAGATTTTATTATAGGTGATGAAGTCGCTATCAATAATGAACCAAAAAGAATTATTAATATTGATTCAGACACATCAATGAATGTTTCAAGTGCTTATAGTACAACCCTTACAACTTTACCTTTAGTTAAAGCAGGACTATCTGCTGTCTGGAATGATCGTTTTCTCAAAAGATATGGTACTGCATTAATTAAACGTCAATGGGGAAGCAATCTTAAAAAGTTTTCTGGTATTCAAATGCCAGGTGGTGTTACATTAAATGGACAACAAATATATGATGAAGCAGAAGCAGAGATAGAAAAAATAGAAGAAGATATGGCAATTCTTAATGTACTACCTCCTGAGATACTTATTGGATAATGGCAACTAACCAATATTTTAATAATTTTCCAGCAGGGCAAATAACTAGTGAGCAATTACTAGTTGAAGATTTGCTTATTGAAGCTTTGCAAATATATGGTATGGATGTATGGTATCTTCCTCGTGAAACAGATGATTCATTTGATAAACTCATGGGTGAAGATCAATTGAAGAAATATGTTAAAGCTTATCCATTGGAAATGTATCTATATGATGTTACGGGTATGGAAGGCGCTGGTGATTTCATATCTAAGTTTGGTCTAGAGATTCCTGATGAAGTTACATTTCAGGTATCAAGAAGAAGATTTAAAGCTTCTGTACCAGGTCTAATAAGGGCGCGAGAAGGTGATTTGGTTTATGTTCCATTAGTTCAAAACTTTTTTGAAATTACTTTCGTTGAACATGAAAATCCTGTTGCACAGTTCTATACCCTCGGTAGGGGTAGGGATGCTAATGTATATCTTTATATGCTAAAAATGAAACAATTTGTATTCTCACAAGAAATCATACAAACGGGCATCCAAGAAATTGATAAACAAGTTATTGATAATTATCAAGCTACAGATTTAATCTTTATTCCTGGTGGTACTGGTAATTTTGATGTTGCTAATAATGAATCTGTTTATCAAGGCACAAGTCTTAATACAGCAACAGCATTTGCCAATGTAGTTTCATGGAATCTTCAAACACAAACTCTTGGTGTTGTAAAAGTTAATGGTGTTTTTGCAAATAATTCATTAGTAATTGGTAATACAAGTAATGCAAGATGGACTTTAGCATCATCAGATGATCAAACGCCTATGGATAATATGTTCGAAGATATGTCGGATAATGCACAATTGCAAACAGAAGGTGATGCTATATTAGATTTTACGGAACATAATCCGTTTGGAGAACCTTAATGTTCCAGACACATTTTTATCATAGAACAATAAGAAAATGTATTGTTGCTTTTGGTACATTATTCAATAATATCTATGTTTATAGATATACTAAAGATGGATCTTTAACTAAAGAAAGATTCAAAGTACCATTGAATTATGGTCCGAAAGAAAAATATATTCAAAGAATAACACAAGATCCAACATTAACTAAATCTGTAGCTATTACTGTTCCTAGAATGTCATTTGAAATGACTAATTTGACATATGACAGCACAAGAAAACAACAATCAACATTAATGAATTTTGCTGGTTCATCAGGAACAAATACAGTAAAATCACAATACATACCAGTTCCTTATAATATAGAATTCAGTCTATCTTTATATGTAAGAAATCATGAAGATGGCACTCAAATCATAGAACAGATTTTACCTTATTTTACTCCTGATTATACTATGACAGTTAATATAAATCCTGAAATGGGCAAGTCATATGATTTTCCTGTTATTCTCGACACAGTAAATCAAGATATACAATATGAGGGAGATTTTCTAACCACAAGACTTATAACATGGACATTGACATTCACAGCTAAAACGTTCATGTTTGGTCCTGTAAGTAATTCAGCTATTATAATGGGTGTTTCTGATGGACATGGTGGTTATACTGGTGGATCAACAGTTAACATTAGAAATGATACTAATAATAGTGCAATTCAAAAGATTTACATGGCAAACAATGCAAGTAATGTAGCCAATGTAGATTATGCTCAGTCAGAGGTAGTTCGATCTAAGGCAAACAATATATTTGGTTTAGTTGCTGATTGGAATGCTAACTCTAAGATTTTATATATTACACAAGCAAATGGATTGTTCCAGAATGGAATGATGATTGTTGGTGATTATTCAAATGCAACTTATAATGTTGCATCAATGGCAGTTGCTAATACATTAATGGTGTCTGTAACGTCGGTGCAGGATCCAATAACAGCAAAAGCAACGGATGCATATGGATTTTCAGATACAATTATTGAATATGAACTATGAGAAATTTGAACGAAAAACTATCAGAGGCATTGGATATTATGCCTCTAGAGGAAAATCAATCTGATAAATTTCCTGTAATTGTCAAAGATAGTATTGATGATGATACCGAATTTGCCAGGACCAATATTCGAAACATTATTGAAAAAGGCAATGAAGCTTTAGATAATATTCTTAAGGTTGCTGTTGAGTCTGAACATCCTAGAGCATATGAAGTAGCTTCAAACTTTTTAAAAAATCTTTCAGAAATGAACAAAGATTTGCTTGAGATACACAAAGCAAACAAGGTTATTTCAAAAGAATCATCATCCAAACAAACTTATGTTGATAAAGCTGTATTTGTAGGAACAACAGCAGATTTATTAAAATTGAAGAAACAAAATAATAATGATTGAAGGTTATTTAGGTAATCCAAAACTAAAAAGAATCGGTCAAGTAATACAGTTCACTAAAGAAGATCAAAATGAATTTCTTAAGTGTGCTGAAGATCCGATTTATTTCATCAAAAATTATGTCAAGATTGTTAACGTAGATCGAGGTATAATTAATTTTGATATGTGGCCATTTCAAGAAGATATGGTCAGACAATTCCATAACAATCGATTTTCAATATGTAAGATGCCTCGCCAAGTTGGAAAAACAACAACAACTGTTGGTTATATGCTTTGGTGTGTCTTATTTAATGAAAATTATAGTGTTGCGATATTGGCTAACAAAGGACCATTGGCTCGCGAGATATTAGGAAGATTACAATATGCTTATGAGAATTTACCTATATGGTTACAACAAGGTATCATAGTCTGGAATAAAGGTAATCTTGAATTAGAAAATGGTTCAAAGATATATGCATATGCAACAACAGGAGCTGGTGTTCGTGGAGGAACCTATAATTGCATTTTCCTTGATGAGTTTGCATTCGTTCCCCATAACATGGCACAAGAATTCTTCCAATCCACATATCCTGTTATTTCTTCTGGTAGAACTACAAAAGTTATTATAGTATCAACACCAAATGGTTTAAATCAATTCTATAAGATGTGGACAGATGCTATTGAAAAAAGATCAACATATATTCCTATTGAGATTCATTGGTCTATGGTACCCGGTAGGGATCAAAAATGGCGAGAAGAAACTATCAGAAATACAAGTGAAGAGCAATTTAGAGTGGAATTTGAGTGTGAGTTTATTGGTTCTTCACATACATTGATTTCCGGTTCTAAACTTCGAGCATTGACCTATATAACACCTATTCAAGAAGGTGATGGTGTTACGGTATATGAGCAACCAATAAAAGCGGTTTATGAGAACAAAAAGAAGATATCTCCCGATCATTTATATGCTGTAATTGTTGATCCTTCTAGGGGTACAGGACTAGATTATTCTGCTATATCTGTAATAGATGTTACTTCGGTACCGTATAAACAAGTAGCCAAATATAGATCAAATATTATTTCTCCATTGGTATTACCTAATATAATTTATGCTTTGGCTAGAAGATATAATGATGCCTTTGTTATTGTAGAGATTAATGATAATGGACAACAAGTTGTTGATATTTTGCATTATGATTTGGAGTATGAGAATATATTCCGTTTTGAGAATAAAGCAAAGAAACAACAAATTTCCGCTGGATTCAAGAAAGCAATTACTTTTGGTTTGAGAACAACTGATGCTGTAAAGAAGATAGGTTGTGCTAACTTAAAGACACTGATTGAATCCGATCGATTAATTGTTAATGATTTTGATACTATTGCAGAATTGAATACTTTTACACTTCAAAGGAATTCATTTGCTGCGGATGAAGGAAGTAATGATGATTTGGTTATGACATTAGTATTATTTGCTTGGATGGTTTCACAAAAATATTTTAAAGAATCGACCGATACAGATGTAAGACCGTCTTTATTGGAAAGAGAAGTTTTGATGGATTTTGAAGAAGAAATGACACCTTTTGGATTTATTGAAGATGGAAAGACAGAAGATGTTATTGTAGAGGATGGTGATGTATGGAAAGTATCGGATTGGTCTAGAAAAGGGTATTTTCCTTCAAAATTATGATTTTTATAAATATTGAACAAGTAATTAGAAATAATTATTTATGCCTGAGTAAATAAGGAGAACAAGATGGCATTTCAACTTTCACCAGGAATTAATGTCTCCGAAGTAGATTTGACAACGGTAGTGCCTGCGGTAGGTACAACTGTTGGTGGATTAGTAGGTGAAGCGGTATGGGGTCCTGTTAATCAAGTAATTTCTATCTCAAGTGAAGATCAATTCGTTAGCGTATTTGGTAAGCCAGACGCAAACACATATAAGACATTTTTCACAATGTCAAACTTCCTATCTTATGGAAGCGACTTGAGATTTGTTCGTACAGCAAATTCCGGAACATATAACGCAACAAGTAACACAACAGCAGCAAATCGCCAAGTTAAAAATATTGACGATTACAATAGCATTTCAAATATAGGTACAGCAGAATATTGGATCGCAAAGTATCCAGGAGATATTGGTAATTCACTTCAAGTGAGTGTTTGTGCTAATAATTCTCTTTTTGCTACATGGGCACAAGGTAATACAGTAATCGCATCAGCACCCGCTACGTCCGATTGGACTTCAAATCAAGGTGGTGCTAATGATGAATTGCATATTGTTGTTATTGATCGTTTAGGTAAATTTTCAGGAACAGCCAATACAGTCTTAGAAACATTTTCTTATGTATCAAAAGCATCAGATGCCAAGAAATCAGATGGTACTTCAAACTACTATGTAAATGTTGTTAATCAAACATCAAAATATATTTGGTGGGGTAAACATCTTGATGCAACTTGGGGTGTTCCAGCATCTAATACAACATTCACACAAACAGCATCAATTTCAACATTAAATCTTGCTAATGGTACAACAGCAACTACAACCGCTGGTAATTATCAAACATCATGGGATAAATTTAATAATTCCGATTCGAGCGATACATCACTTCTAATGATGGGTCAATCAACAGATTCATCAACAATTGTAAATTATGTTATTGCTATTGCAGAATCAAGAAAAGATGTTCTAGTGTTTGTTTCACCACAACAATCAGATGTTGTTAATAACGCTGGAGGTGAAGCAGCAGCAGTAGTTGTAACAAGAAACACATATACTTCATCTTCATATGCAGAAATGGATTGTGGATGGAAATACCAATATGACAAGTATAATGATGTATACCGTTGGGTACCTCTAAACGGTGACATTGCAGGATTGTGTGTACGTACCGATTTACAACGTGATCCATGGTTCTCACCAGCAGGATACAGAGGACAAATTCTTAATGTTGTTAAACTTGCATGGAATCCAAATAAATCTGAACGCGATACTCTTTACAAGAATGGTGTAAATCCAGTTGTTACATTCCCAGGAGAAGGCACTCTTCTTTACGGCGATAAGACAATGTTAAGCCGTCCAAGCGCATTTGATAGAATTAATGTTCGTCGTCTATTCATTGTTCTTGAACAGGCAATCGCAAAAGCTGCACGTTCATCGTTGTTTGAATTTAATGATGATTTCACACGCGCACAATTTGTTGCTTTTGTAGAACCATTCTTGCGTGATGTTAAAGGTCGTCGTGGTATCTATGATTATCGTGTTGTTTGTGACACTACAAACAATACACCACAAGTTATAGATTCGAATCAATTTGTGGGTGATATATACATTAAACCAGCACGTTCCATCAATTTTATCCAACTTAACTTTGTTGCTGTAAGAACAGGTGTAAGTTTTGATGAAATTGTGGGCAAATTTTAATAAATAGAGAGAGGAGAATCTAATATGGCTTTCAATGTAAATGAATTCCGCTCTCAAATGCAGGGCGATGGTGCAAGACCAAATCTTTTTGAAGTTACGTTACCATTCCCAGCATTTTCATCTCCAGCAAACTCTTCACAAAAAATGAAGTTTATGTGTAGGACAGCACAATTACCAGGTTCTACTGTTGGTATTGTGCCAGTTCAATACTTCGGTCGTGAACTTAAGTTTGCTGGTAATAGAACTTTTGCTGATTGGACAGTAACAGTTATTAATGACGAAGATTTTCAAATCAGAAATTCTTTCGAGCGTTGGCTAAATGGAATTAATAGTCACAATTTAAACGTGCGTAATCCTTTAGCATTTAATCCAGCAGCTTATACAGTAGATGCTTCTGTGACACAGTTTGGTAAACAAGGCAATACACTCAAGTCTTACAAATTTGTAGGATTGTTTCCAACTGATGTTGCACCTATTGATGTTGATTGGGGCGCAAACGATACAATCGAAGAGTTCAGCGTTACATTAGCATATCAATGGTGGGAAGCAGTTGAAGCTGGTGTTGTTTAAATAGAAGAGGGGATTTTCCCCTCTTTTATAATTTCATAATGAGCGTATAATCTAATGTCATTCAAACTTTTCGGTTTCAGTTTAGGTAAAAAAGATTTAACTCAGGTTACAAAACCTGAACAACCTGTATTTTCATTACCTCAACCAGCAATAGAAGATGGTGCAATTACCATCACTCAAGGTGCCTATTATGGTACCTATGTCGATCTAGAAGGTTCTGTCAGAAATGAAATTGAACTTATTACTAGATATCGTGAAATGTCTCTTCATCCAGAATGCGAACAAGCAATTACTGAAATTGTTTCAGAAGCTTTCACAATGGATGTACAAGGACAACTTGTAAGTATTAATCTTGATAAACTTCAACAACCAGAAACAATCAAAAAGAAAATTCGTGATGAATTCGATTCTATTAAGCGAATGCTTAATTTTTCCAATTTAGGCGATGAAATCTTTAAACGCTGGTATATAGATGGTAGATTGTATTATCATGCCGTTGTAGATCAAGATAATCCAAAACAAGGTATTAAAGAATTAAGATTTATTGATCCTCGAAAGATTAGAAAAGTCCGTGAAATTCAAAAACAAAGAGATATAAGAACAGGACTTGAAACAATTAAAGCTGTTTCTGAATATTATGTATTCAATGAACGCGGATTAGCCGCACAATCATATACAGCATCAGTCAATCAAGGTTCAAGAATAGCACCTGATTCTGTAATTAATGTCAATTCAGGTATGATGGACGGTAAGAACGTAATGGTTGTTTCTTACCTACATAAAGCAATTAAAGCATTAAATCAATTAAGAATGATAGAGGATGCGGTAGTTATTTACCGTTTATCTCGCGCACCTGAACGTAGGGTGTTCTATATTGATGTTGGTAATTTACCAAAACTTAAAGCAGAACAATATTTGCGCGATATTATGATAAAATATCGTAATAAACTTGTATATGATGCAAGTACAGGTGAGATTCGTGATGAAAGAAAACATCTATCAATGCTTGAAGATTTCTGGTTACCAAGAAGAGAGGGTGGAAGAGGTACAGAAATTACAACACTTCCAGCTGGTCAAAACTTGGGTCAGATTGATGATGTTATATATTTCAGAAAAGTATTATATAAAGCACTTAATGTTCCTGTAACAAGACTAGATCCAGAAGCTGCTACTGGTGGCGGTATGATGGGATTGGGTCGTGTGGCTGAAATTACAAGGGATGAAGTAAGATTTGCTAAGTTTGTTAATAGACTTCGCAATCGATTCTCAATGCTGTTTGATGCTATTCTTCGAGTTCAATTATCTTTAAAAGGCATTTGTACTATTGAAGAATGGGAACAAATGCAAGAGTTTATTAAATTTGACTATGTTGAGGATAATAACTTTGCAGAAATGCGTGATGCAGAACTATTGCGCGAGAGAATTAATACATTACAAGTTCTTCAACCATTTATTGGAGTATATTATTCACAAAAATGGGTTAAAAAGAATGTTCTAATGATGAATGATGAAACCATCGAAACAATGCAGGCCGAGATAGATGAAGAAGGATCTGCACCAATGCCTGAAGATCAACAAGGTATGGATCAAAATCAAAATGGTGATGTACAAGCACAAAATCAAGATCAAGATCAAGAACAAAGTCAAGAATCTGACACAGAATCATTAACTCCTGAGTTGGACGAATTGGTAAGTAAATATTCTAATATAAATAGAAATAATAAATTAAAAGCTGTTAAATAAAGGAAAATATTATGGATTTTGTAACATTAATTGGTAAAGAACAAAACACAGAAGCCTATGCTGAATTGCAGAATATGTTATCACAAAAAGTTTCTGATGTATTGGATGCAAAGAAACATGAAATTGCTGCATCACTTTTTGGTGGTGATGTGAGCGTAAGTCAAGAACAAGAACAAGAAGAACAAGAATGAAATCTTTATCTTCAATTAAACAAAATTTAATTACTGAAGAAATTCAAGAAGAAATTCCTGAAGATGTAATTGAAATCAATCTTGAGGAAGATCATCATGGTGCGGAGTTTAATCCACCTACAGTATTAATTTTAAGAAGAAAAGCTGTTCGTGTATATCCGGATAATACCAGAGTTGCATTATATTACAATGACAAGCTTCAAAGATATTTTTCAGTGCCTTTTACAGCACATTCAGGTGTAATGCCAGTGGCAGATGCCCCCGTAGAGGCTCATGAGAGTGTTAATGAGGCGGTAATGGATACTTTACATAAGATTGTAAAAGATAGACAAGCACAGACTGTTAAGTTTGCAAATGGAAAGTCTCAAAAAGTTGATGGATTTACAGCATCGGCTATGGTTCAAGTTCATAATGCTCTTAATGATGAGAATAAGAAAAAGTATAGTGATATGGTACATAAGAGTCCGGCACATTTTGAGATGGCTAGAAGCTTTGCATTCAAGCATGTAAAATGACAAATGAGATTATCGAGAGTATTTTTAGTGGAGATTTAGATAAGGCAAAGAAGCTTATATATGAACAATTAGATTCTTTGTTAGCGAAAAAATTGTCTTTCAGGAGAAGAATAATTGGAAAACAATTTTTTAAAGAATCTAATGTGGTGCAGTTTGGAAGAACTAAGTTAATTAGAAGAAGAATAAGAAAAGGTAAGGTACAAAGAAATATAAGAAAATCTTCTGTTAGAGGATTCACTTTAAAGGGTGGTAAATTAAAGAGGATAACTGCTATACAGAGAATTCATATGAGTAGGAAACAGAAACTTGCTGCAAGAAAGCGTCGTTCGCATATGGCAACAACTGTAAGGAAGAGAGCAAGAAGTATATTACGCAGAAAAACGATGGGGATAAAATAAAATGTCATATGAAGTAATAAACACATTAAAAGGTCCATCTGTCATTAGAACAGATGGTGTTGGATCTTATACTATTTCATTGGCAAATTTATCTGCCAATTCATCACAAGAAACTGTAACCAATGCGTCTGTAAAGAGAATTATCTGGTCAACAAATGGTTCTATTACTATTGCTAGAGATTCGGTAAATCTTGTTACTCTCTATAACAGTGGTG